CCGCCAAGACAGAAGTCTCCATAGGTAGAGCAATCTCAGTCTCACCGTTTAGATCTGACAAAGTCCGGATGAGGGTCTAGCCCTCTCTAGTCTTTTCCTTGCCATCACCACGGCTTGAGACCGTCCCAGTCCATGTTCACAAATGTATAAATGCAGAATCCGGTTACACCTTCATTTCTATGCACCTAATAATTGTTCCCACTTCATCCTGGGGCTTAGCCCTACCCTTAGAATCCTTCGTCCACTCACTCGTATTTCGGAGACGGTCGGTATGTGTTCAAGAGGGAGGAGTCCAAGATATTGAACTCTTCTAGCTGAAACACGCCTTCCGTCCTCACCAACTGCGACTTTCCCCCCACATTTGTCCTCGTCCATATGCCTAGGAGTTTGCCGTACTTAATTTGGCGTTCCTTTGATCTATCTAGTCCTTCGTTTTTCCATGCGCGTGTTATTGTCCGCGTCTTACAGTATGCCTGTCCCATCTCATAGGGATCCACGATCATAGCGTCTTCTGACACGAATCCAGTTAGGAACGAATGTTCCCAGAATCCGTCGTCTTCACCCAGGAACCGAAGTAATCCAATATCTTCGGGTCGTTTGAACTCCTTCTTAATAGCCAGAAGATCTTTCTGGAGATTGAGTTCGTGACTTACAGCCTTCATAAAATCAGGCTTTGGCATGGTAGGTGTAATCCTACGGAGATACTTCTCGGCCAAATCGGGGCAACCTTCCAACGTTGCAACCTCGATGTAGTCCTCTATGGTGAATTGATGATCGGGTGGAGGGATAAGACCTAACCCTCCCAGGGATTGGGGTAGAAAGTACGGTGTTCCAACATCCGCATTTTCGAGACCAATCTTTCTGAAGTCAACTAGTTTGGCAATCTGGATCTTATTAAAGACCTGTGTGAAGGCTCTCATCATGGCTGGGCGTGCTCGATCTTCATCGTAGTCACCAGCGACCATTTCCCTACCTTTTCGTCCACGTGCTTCCACTGTCATTCTCCACTTAAGGTAACCTTCCAAGTTGCGGGTTCTTATATCCGCGTCTTTTCTTTGTAACTTTTGTAGATAACTAAGCTTAGCACAATCGTCGGTTAGAGAATTGTATATTAGTCGCTGTCTGTCCCCGAGCTCACCCCCAACATATTGATGGGGTGGGGTTTTTCCTGCTCTTAACTCAGCGGCCAAGACCGAAAGGTCGAAGTCACTAAGGAAGGCTATATCCCTATACTCTTTTTTCCCCCCTTGACCTGTGCTCCTTTGGCCACCAATTAGTAGCCTCGAATTCACAGCTGCCTGCTTAATAAACAGACAGTTGGGAGGAAGGGAACCCATGCGTTGGAATGAAGTACGCATGGCGGAGTCCTGACCTTCTTTCTTACCCCCCTCGCCACGGACCAATGGTCGGACGGACGGGTTGAAGAAGTAGAGTTCGCTGTTAATAATCGCCACCCTTTTATGAGTGTAATTTTTGCCGAGTGAGAACTTTAGACCACATTCTTTAGTGACCCCTTTCCATATGTCGTAGTGATCCTGTTGATAACACCAAAATAAGATGTCATCCCCATTCACCACCATAGGTAGTTCCTCCAACACGGCGAACTCATTCTCCTTTAATACTCCGAGAGATCGGAAATACTCCTCATATGCGACCTTCGTCGCTGCCAGGTTGATCAGGCAGAGGATAGGAAAAGAGCTCGGCGAACCCATCAGTTGACCCCACTGTTGTTTATGTAGAGTCCCCTTTTTAGAGTATTTTAGCTCGTGCCCAGTTAAGCACTGTTTCAGGACCCATTGATCCTCTAGCGGAACACGTAGACGTTGACAGATGGCTTCATTGGCCACTTCCGAAAGGAAGGGGTGAAGAAGGTCTGTAGCAGATTCGTAATCCCCGGACACAAAGAAACCCTCCTTGTCCTCGAAAGAGAAGTAGGGGGAGTTCCCGAATGTCTGAGAAAGAAGCGCTGCATTACACGGTTGCCCGATTAGTCTACAGTTTAGTTGTTTCCTCATTACCCCATGTATAACTTTTTGCCACCGGCGCGCCAGATGATACTGGTCCGCATCTCCCTTCGTGATCGTCCGCACCTTAAACGCTTCAAGCAGTGGGACAACCTGTGCCTCG